GATATAGAGCTTATAGCAGAACGCGCTGCAGATAAAGCGTTAGAAAAAGTATACGCCGAAGTAGGGAAATCTATGGTAAAAAAGTTTTTCTGGGCCGTTGGATTAATCGTAATTACTGTTGCTGTTTGGGTGTCTAAAGATACATTCTAATGGCGGTAGTAGGTAGAAGTAGCTATGGGAGAGGAACGTATGGCTCTGGTCCGTATGGATTAACAATAGCTGCGGGTGGTGTAGGAGCGGAAGTAGACCCAAGAATCCTGCAAAGATTAAGAAGGCAACAACAATTAATACAAATAATAAAAGATGATGAGGAAATTACCGCACTGATTATGTTAGCAACAATGAGAGGCAGCTAATATGAAAGAAGAGGAACACCAAGTTTATGGCAAAATGTTTGAAACATTAGCTACAGAGGGTTGGGGATTAATTCGCGAACGTTTGGTAGAGATGTATGAGCAACAAAATAACATAATGTCTATAGCAGATGAAAAAGGTTTTTGGCAGCAAAGAGGGTCTTTAGGGATGCTCCATTTAATCATAGAGATGGAATCGGTGTTTGAGGGAGAACTTGAACGCGCCAAAGAAGAAGAAGAAGACAGCAATGTTGAATGATTATAAATGCTCTGTTTGTGAGCAGATTGAAGAACAGTGGTCCTCAAAAAAAGAAAATGAATGCACTTTTTGCGGGGGTCTTTCTACACGAATTGTTTCAGGCGGGTATTTCTCATTACCTGGAACGGACACAGGCTTCCCTACTACTGCCGATAAATGGGCAAGGAGACATAGAGAAGCAAATAAACCTAATTTGAAAAAGTTAGGAATACCATGTTAGTTCCCCTTTAAAAGGGTTAAAACGAGGAGTACCGTATGGCTAATAATACTATAGTAGATACCGACTTAGATGACACGAAAGCTGTTGACTATTCTGCTTTGACAAGTCGGCTGGAAAGTGAAGAGACAACTAGTAAGGAGGCTCAACAACCTGGAACGCAAAACTTGGACGATGAAGATGCAGAAGTACCCTCTAAGTTTCAAGGGAAGTCTGTAGATGATGTCTTGAGTTCCTACCAAAACTTAGAACAACAGTATGGTAAACAGGGTAATGAGTTAGGCGAGCTAAGAAAACTAGCCGATACACTTATACAGAAAAATCTACAAGAGGCTCAATCACAACAAGTACAGAGGGAAGAGGACGCCTTAACGGAAGATGACTTCCATGAAAATCCTCTAAGAGCTGTACGCCGGGTAGTTGAGGAGGCATTACAACCAATCAAGGGTGCTATTAACCAGACTCACGCTGACAGTACGATGCAGCGTTTGCAAACAAAGCATCCAGATGTTGAGAAAATTGTGAACGATGCACAATTTCAACAGTGGGTAATGACTAGTTCTCCCCGGCAAGATATGTGGCTAAAAGCAAGTAATGGTGACTTTGAGTATGCTGATGAATTGTTTTCACAATACAAAGAGCTGAATCAAAGTACCCACGACAAGCAAACAGAACATGTCCAAAAAGAACGTGAGCGTGAACTACAAGCCGCCACGACTGTATCAGGAGGATCTTCAGCGGATGCTGGCTCTTCGGGTTTACCGATCTACAAAAGAACGGAGCTTATTCGTTTACAGATCCAAGACCCACAAAGATACGCGGACTTAGCCTCAGAAATTTATAAGGCATACGAACAAGGTAGAGTTAGATAACTCTATAAGTTTTAACTTTTAAAGGAGATTTATAATGGCTAATTTTTCAGCCGCATCTGCGATGAATACGACCACTCAGGATAAATTCATTCCTGAATTGTGGTCAAACGAAGTCGTAGCTGCATACAAAAGTAACTTGGTTTTAGCTAACTTAGTTACCAAGATGAACCACACGGGTAAAAAAGGAGATACGATTCACGTACCGACCCCAACCCGTGGTTCCGCAAGTGCTAAAGCTACGCGGCAACAGGTTACCCTGATTGCAGCGACGGACTCAGAGATTTCAATTTCTATTGATAAACACTATGAGTACTCGCGTTTGATTGAAGATTTGCTGGATAAGCAGGCTCTACAAAGCATGCGACAGTTCTATACTGACGATGCTGGTTTTGCGCTATCTTCGCAGGTTGATAGTGATCTTTGGTTGCGGTCCTACGGTCTACAAGGCGGTACTGTTAATGCAATAAGCTCTGGTACGACTATAGACTTTGGTACGGCGGGTACTGTTATTGGCTCTGATGGGACCACGGCATTCAATGCTGGATCAGATAACGCTGCCGCTTTAGCGGACCTAGGTATTCGGAAGGCTATTCAGACGCTTGATGATGTTGATGTCCCTTTGAGTGATCGGTATTTAGTGATGCCTCCAGTTGAGAAGAAAAACTTGACGGGCCTTGCTAGGTTCACCGAACAAGCTTATGTTGGCGAAGTTGGTGGCTCTAATACTATTCGTAATGGCTTGATGGGAGATATTTACGGTATTCCGATTTATGTTTCCACTAACAGCCCAACAGATACGGAAGGCTCACAAGACGCCCGTTTATGTCTTTTGGCTCACAAATCTGCAATGGTACACATTGAACAGATGGGTGTTCGCACGCAAACACAGTACAAGCAAGAGTTCTTAGGAGACTTGTTTACTGCCGATACCATTTATGGTACAGGCGAGCTTCGTAATGATGCTGCTGTTAAAATTGCTGTTATTGCCTAACTGATTTAATTTAAGGAGATATATAATGGCTTTATCAAGCACTTATTATGGGCAGTCTGTGACTAAGTTTGCAATTGCCTCGGAAACGAAAGATTGGGGTAGCCTCGCTGATGCGGCTACCGAAACTGCTGAGGATATTACAGTAACTGGTGCACAGCTTGGAGATTTTGTTATGGTATCTATGAGTATAGATACTGCAGATCTACTGCTTAATGGTACTGTTACCGCCGCCGATACTGTCACTGTCACAATAAATAACGAGTCGGGGGGCACAGTCAATCTAGCGTCTGCTACGCTGTATGTGATGGTTATCCCACGCGAAGTTATCTAAGTTCACGGGGGGAGGTAAAACTCCCCCTATTTTAAAAGGAGTGGTTAATGTCGCAGACAGTAACAACAGTACTACAGCTAATCAATAAAATTTTGGTTCGCTTACGCGAGTCAGAAGTAGGTACTGTAGATGAAACAGACTACTCCTCAACCTTACTTCGGCTGCTCAACGACGCCAAAAGAGAGGTAGAAGATTCTTTTGATTGGATATCTTTACAAAGTACAGTCACTGTCCCCACAGTAGCTGGCACACATACGTATGCTATAGAAAATGCTGGAGCAGGGGATTTTACTAACCAACGGTCTCGACTTTTAGATGTGTATAATACCACAACGAACGTGAGGTTAATCCCACGCCCGTTTGAGTGGATACGCATACAAACCCAAGCAAATAGTGATGACCAACAAGAACCTTTTGCTTACGCACATGCTGGCTATAACAATACCCAATCTATGAAGATTAGATTTTTCTTAGTGCCTGACGCAGTTTATTCGATGGATGTTGAGGTAATTATACCAGAAGAGGATATGACAACTGAAGCAGATTTCACTAAAGTTCCTTGGTATCCTGTTTATTTGAAAGCTTTAGCATTAGCCATTAGAGAGCGCGGCGAAGACGACGGCGAAGCTTCTTCAGAAATACAGATGGCATACCAACAAGCATTAGGGGATGCTGTAGCTTTTGAACAGCGGCACAAGTGGCAGGCTCAAGGCGGTGGAGATTGGGTTGTGTTAGGGGACTATTAATTGGCGAGTAAACTACATTCTGTTGTACTTAGAGCGCCTGGAATTTATGGTTTAAATTTTGAAGGCGAGGGTGTGCAGAAGACGCCAGAGTATGCGAAGCTCGCAGATAACGTAGCTTATGACGCTTCGGGTAGGTTGTGCAATAGAAAAGGGTTTTCTCCTACAAGTGCTAAAGAAGCAACTACGCTTGGCGCTAATCCTATAACAACAGCCTCAGCAACAGACGCTGCAGATGCTAATGCTGTGTCAGTAGCCCAACAACCTAATACACAGTTCAGCATAACTGGAGCTTTAGCTAGTGGGGGAACTGTTACCTTTTCTTCTCCAAGATTTGTAAGTACCACGACTGCCGGAACTTCAGATAGTGGTAAAATTGTTACCATTACGGGGACAGACGTACTTACTAACGCTCTTGAAGAAACAATAACATTAACAGGTTCTGCGGAAACTGTAGCTGGCACTACGCTGTTTAAAACAGTTACAGCAGTCACTATATCTGCAATGCCTGCGGGTAATGTAGAAATTGGTGTACAAGCTTCAACGGTGTTGACCGTAGCACACACAGATTGTGGTAGAGCGGTAGGAGATGTAGTTACGTTCAGTGGCTCTGCGGCAGTTGACGGAATAGACGCCGGAGTTATTAATGCTTCCCACACTTTAGCGTCTGTAGCAGCTAATGATGATACTTATACTATAGTAGCCTTAGATACAGTTTCTTCTGGTAGCACTGCTGGAGGGGGGAGTTCTGTAGTAGAGAAGTTTATAGGTTTATTAGATTACCCAGATATTGAACAACTCTTTATGTACAACCACTCTGGAGGTAATAGTTTAATAGCTACCGCAGGTGCTCGGACAGCTTCGGGAGGATCAGCCACTAAAAAGATTTTTAAATTAGATTCGCCTTTTACTGACTTTGAAGATATAACAGGTGTCACTGTTGCTGGAGGGAATGATTGGCAATTTGTGAATTTTAACGACAAAGTTATTGGTGCAAGAACAGCTAACACTATGATTGTCGCCACAACAGGTAACTTTGCGGCTATCAGTGCAGCGAGTGGTTCAGTCCCAGACGGTAATATATTACATAGCGCCTTTGGTAGACTTTGGACACAGAAAGGAGACACAGGCACAAGCCAAAACATTATAGCTTACTGTGCGTTACTTGACGAGACACACTGGACAACAGGTGCAGGAGAAATAAATGTACTAGGAACTGCAGGAGCAGTTGCCCACGGCTATGATAATTTAACAGCAATTTCTTCTTTTGACAGGTTTCTTGTAGCTTTTCTTAGAGATAGTATAGTAATTTACAATAGCCCGGACGCTCCCGGTAGCCTAGGTATAGAGCAAATTATACAGGGTGTAGGCTGCATAGCTAGAGATAGTATCCAAAGGATAGGTAATGATTTGTACTTTCTCTCTGCTACAGGGATAAGGTCTTTAAAACAAGTCATCTTTTCTACAGACAAAGTAGAACTTGCAGAAATATCAAAGTTAGTGCGTAGAGAGTTGGTATCAGACATGACTTCTGGCAGTGTTTCTGCTATTAGATCAAACTATGACTTAGAAGAGGGTCAGTACTGGCTCAAAGCCCCTTCGGGGAATATCTGGGTTGTAGACATGCACACTTTAGATGAGAAGACGCCTGTCAGAATTACAAAGTATGTCAACACTAATTGGTACAGCTTTGCTTATGACGAGCAAGAAACTTATATTGGTGCTAAAGGGGGTATAGGCACATACAGTGGCTTCCAAGACACACTTCCTAATTCTGCAGTAGCAACTACTTATATCTGCGATTGGGAAAGTATATACGCAGACTTTGATAGTTCAAGAACGAAGATGTTAAAGAAAGTCGGTGTTGCAGTAGAGGGTGCAAGTGGGCAGCAGTTTACTTTAAAATGGGCTACTGACTTTTCTGGAAAAACAGGGTCTAAACAAATGACTATTCCCGGCGCTGGTACGTTAGCCGAGTGGGGAACTGCTGAATGGAATACTGCAGAGTGGGGAGGCGGGCTTTCTTTATCAAGATTGAAAACCTCTGCCTCAAAAGAAGGAAGAGTTTGGAGTATTGGATTTAAAATTGAATCAACTGGTAGCGAGATTTGTGTAGAACAGTTGTCACTTTTCATGAAATTAGGTCGTGAGGATAGGTAAGTATGAGTAATTATTCACAAACCACAGACTTTTCTGCAAAAGATAGTCTTGCTACTGGTAACGCATCAAAGGTTATTAAAGGTAGCGATGTTGACACGGAGTTCGGCGCTATAGCTACTGCGATTTCAAGCAAACGAGACTCAACGTCTTCTGATATACCTTCAGGTACTATGATGTTGTTTGTAAGGACGGCAGCACCTAGTGGGTGGACGCTTTCTACTACTTGGAATAATGTAGTACCTATTATTAAGTCTAGTGTTACAAACGATGGGGCACCAGATACGGCGGGTAATTGGACAGTATCTGCTACAGAATTAAAGATGAATTTTCCTTCTACAGCTTTCTCGGGGTCTGTGCCTACCCATACGCATGCAGTAGGCAATCTTACTACGGGTGCAAGAACAGGTAACACCAGCGTTAATCTTTTTGTGAGCACTTCTAATAGCGGGTCAACGTATGTAGCCCATACCCACGGTGCTGTCTCTGGAACCACGGCTAGTTCAGCTTCTTCCAACGTTTCAACTACCGTTACTAGCTCTAATATTGCGCCAGCGAGCGGTACTATGGTTAACGGTAATTGGCGACCAGCCCACGTAGAAATAATAGCTTGCTCTAAAGATTAAATACGTATGGAGCCAGAGGTTGTTACACACGCACGTTACAAGAACGCTTTCAACTGTAAAAAGTGTCCACAAAGTAGTAAAGAGGACGGTTGTCCTGCTTGGTGGGAACAAATATGGACAGATAAGGCAACCGGGAATCAACTAATAAAGAGTGGCTGTGGGTTCGCGATGTCACAAGCTTTGATGGTAGAGCTTATACAGACTGCCCACAGACCTGCAGCAGAGATTAGCCAGATGAAAAAAGAGGTTGTTGATGGGGTTGAAAGAGCCACAGTTGCTGTCTTGGAGTTTCAACGAGCTAAAGAAGCGGCCCTTAGTACTGGTGACTTGGCAGGACATAACCTCAACCCACGCGGGGTGGTTCGATTCAACGGATGGGATGATGACGGCGACAATCAAGACTCCAGGGATAATACTGGAGAATAATGAAAAGTTTTTACTTGTTGCATCAACAGTTGGTTGGCACGGAGAAGACGGCCTGCTAAGTTTTGATACAATGATACCTAAAGGGTGTGTGGACAAAATCACGCTTTTAAAGAAATATTGGTGGAGATAAGAGATGACAATTAATTCAGAGGCAGAGTTGCTCAAAAGCTTTGGGAGGTTTGGAGATAATCACCTTGCCCACATAGGTGACGGTGAAAGAGTGTTACCCCCAGCAGGGGTCTTGCCAGAAGAGTTAGACAGGGATATCAACATAAGTATGCAGGCGTTGGGCATTGACCCAGACAGGTATACTGTTGGTTCTGATGCTAACTCTATTAACCCCGTTACGGGACAACCAGAGTTTTTCCTTGGGACGTTGTTCAAAGGAGCTTTTGACGGACGAAAAGATACAACCGCATACCAAAGAGCACAAAACGAGACAGCAAGGCGTGCGTTTAATGAGTTCGAGCAAACACCTGGATATTACAACGACCCCTTTGGGTCTTCAACTGCAGACCGTAGTGGGCTAAGCGCTCAGTTCGCTCCAGACCAGCAGAATATATTCAACAGGTGGACTAGGTTCGGAAACCAAGCAGATGCAGCTAGAACGACGCGCATGGACGAGATGAACAGACTCTTTGGCGGAGGCCCGTTTCAAGGGGAGATTGATGATTATCTTAAAACAGGTATGGAACAAGGGATGCGAGAAGTAGATTATGGAGCAACGAACGCAATGTCCCAACTGTTTAATGCCGGTGGCATGAGTACAGGAACAACCGGTCAATTTGCAGACTTGGAACGCAGACGAGAAAAAACTATGGCAGACTTGAAGCAAAACCGTTTTAATAATTGGTTAGGCTTACGAGAAGGTTATCAAGGTAGTGTACGAGGTTTTGAGAATGATATAGGCGGTTATAGCGACCAGCAAGGTAAAATGTTAGATAGGTTGCGGCTAGGCACAGAGAGTGCAGCAAAATGGTCTGATAGCTTAACTGACTTGGATTGGGAGAAGATGCAAGGAGAACTTACTGCCCAAATGGGGACTGCTAGAGCGCTGGATGAACGACGCGCCGCTAAGAGAAGTGGTTGGGAGAAATGGGCACCATTCTTAGACGTAGGGACTATGATGGCTATTGGAGGCTTCAGTGGAGGTGAAGGGTTTGATATGGGAGGCGCTCTGTCAAGCGCAGGTAGCTACGGTGCCAAACAACTGGACTATCAGTCAAAACCCGCTTCTCAGAACTTTGGACAAGGGAGTTCTGGAGCCAACAGCAGCCCGTTTTTCCAAAGTAGCCGGGGCGGGGGTGACTATTTTGGTACTCAAGCAAGCAGAGCTATGCCACTCGAATTTGATAGCATGGGGCGGATGTAATGGTTAGCAGAGCAACACTACCCGCTTTACAAATACCGCAACGGCGGCAGTCTCCTGAAATAGACGGTATTGCTATGGGCAAGGAACTCACTGGCCTCATACGAGGAGCGAAGACCAGAGGTGCTATAAACAAAGCTTTAGCGCAATACGGCTCGCTATCTTCACCGGAAGCTATTGAGTCTGTACGTCAAAATATGGGAACCTGGTTCTCAGACCCACAAACGATTATAGCGCTACAAGACAAAGCCCACAAAAGTGCTGTGGACGCCGAAGCTTTTGAATTAGAGAAGCGAAAAGTAGGTGTAAACCAAGCAGCGGTAGACGCCCAAATCTACCAAACAGATGAGACAACAAATAGGTTGGGCCGCGAAGCGGATGCAAAGGTGGAAGCCGCTGAAGTGTTAGCGGAGGCCACAGTAGCAGCGAAAACAGCTAAAGATATAAAAGAGGTACAACTGGAGACGCTGCGGATAGCAGAGCGAGATACAGACGCGGCCAACACACTAACCGCCGCCCGGCTCGTTGCCACCACACTGAAGAGCACCCAGGATGCTGCTATTGAAAAGACGAGACTGACTACTGTTGCCTCTGCTGCGTTAGCAACTTTCAATGCTCAGATAGATAGTATAGACCAACAACTCTTAAATCTTAACGCTAAGGATTACCCTGACGAAGCCGATGCTCGGCACGGGGATGCACTTATGAAGCGACGTGGTAGCATCGTTGACAACTTTGTAAAGAAAACAATGACACCTACAGAGTTTGAACAGTATCTAAAGGAGCAAGAAGTCAACAAAGGCCCATCTCGCCAAGCAATAGAAGTACAGTTGAAGGCGAATAGTGTGACAAAAATAGAGGCTCTGGGTGATGAGGATTATTTAAATAGTTTAAGTAATTCGTGGACGGACTGGTCCGAACCCTACGACCAACTAAACGATGCGATGAAGGAACAAAAAAGAATAGAAAAGGTACTAGCTATGATGGAAGGTTTCGGCGATTATAGGAAGCCAGGAGCTGTGTTCGCTGGACACACCAAAGAAGGACACTTAAAAGAGTTAGAACGGGCAAACGTTAACATACAAAAACTAAGGAAAGAATTTGAACCTATCCTACTAAAAGATTTACAAAACTCAAACCCAGCAAACAATACTATGAACCAACTTCAGAGCCGTGATCCAGCGACCGGTCAAGGCTTACTGTCGAGTGTTGGTGGAGAAGATTTAATTGATCAGTTCACGCAAATGATACTTAGTTCTCCGCAAGGGCAAGAGATGATGAGAGCACGTATGGAAGAACAGCAACGCACAGTTTAAGCCAAGGGATATAAACGTGGCCTCTAAAATAACTTATGATGATCTTGTACACAATGACCGCTTTGTGGCATCTGCTTACAGGTCTTTAGTAGCTTTAGGAGAGACCCCTAGCAAAAAGCCTAAAGAAATTGTAGATGATTTCTTAACAAAAAAACGGTATTTTGAGAATAATCTTGTCACTACTTTGGGAGTAGCTGGCAGTGTAAAAACTATGTCACCCCAACAAAAAAATGAGTTTGGTGCTGCTTTATCTATGGTAGAGCAAATACCAAACTTCCACGAGGAAGGTGGTGCTCCAGGGTTTGATGCGGTAAAAGACCACTTAGTCTCCGCTCTTGCCGACCCTACTAATCTTCTTGGAGCTTTCGCAGGGATGGCGAGCTTTGGGGTAGGGGGTGCAGCAGTACTTGGCGCAAAAGAAACAGCTAAGCAAACTACAAAAAACTATCTAAAAGCAAAGATGAGGGCAGCTATTGCCCCTGCTATTTTAGAGTCTACAGTGACGGGCGCTGGTGCTTCTTTCCGCAATATAAAGAAACAGCACACTGAGATAGAGATCGGCAACAGGACTAACATAGACGTTAGTGAAGCCGCACTTGTAGGGCTTATTGAAGGACCAGCTTCAGTTCTCGCTGGTGGGGCGCTAAGCACTAGTCTTGGACTAGGTATCCGGTCGTTGGACAAGACTGTAGGAGACACGGCTGCAGCAAAGTGGCTTGTCAACAATATGTTGCCTCGGTCTGTAGGAAAATTATTTGAGGTGAGGATCGCGGAACAGCACGCAGCAGTAGCTAAGCAATATACTGTGAAGGCCCAAGGGATTGGGGACAAGCTTGAACGTGCGCTGATTAGGTCAGTAGACAACGGAGAGTTTACAAATATAAAAGAGGCTAGAAATTTCGCTAATAAAATTCTAGTCCCAGACAAAAAAGAAATGCAGAAAGCGGGTTTTAAGGCTTGGGAAGGCCAAGATACTTTTACCCCGTGGTATAACATAAAAAGACTAAAAGAGGCTCCCATCTCCTCAGAGCTTAGAGAGTCGTTAGGGTACGCACAGAATTTTATTAAAGAGGTACAAGAACACGCCCAAGCAACCCCTTATCTCAAGACAAAGTTTGCTAATATCTTTAACGCCGAACAAAACTACGCACGGGATATTTATGAAGTATTCTCAGTCTCTAAAAGGTCTCAATCCTATAATGCTTTTATTAAGGAGACTTTAGCAGAAGGCACCGACGTTACCGCAGACCTTCTGATCCACGCCAGAGCGAACCCTGCGTGGATAGGTAGAATAGTCGAAGATTTAAAGCTTACGACAATGAAAATAAACGGGAAAAACCGTTTAGTTAATCAGCGAACGTTAACAGAAGGTTTAAACGGGCCAGACGGCATAAAGTGGGCAGACAGTTTATCCCGTAAGATGTACGAACCCGCCCAAGGACGGGGTTTTAGATTACAGGGGAACGTTGACGAAGCTCGCAAAGCTATCCCAGAGTTCCAACAATTAATCTGGGGTAAAAACTACTCTCCTTCTCAAAGAGTGATTTGGTCAGTGGCAGGTATCTTAGATTCTGTTGGCCGCTTAAAGTTCGGTGCTGAGTTAGCTAATAGTCTTCTTTCTCGGAATAAAGCAGTCAAAGCTAAGACAAGAGCAGAGGCTCATGCGAAGTTGAATGCTGAAGCACAGGCTGCAGGGAAAAGCGAGGGTATACTTGAATCAGATGTGATCCGCGTAGTAGGCAGCAAGGGAAATGACGGCGGCACACTTATTGTGACTAAAAATGCTGACGGCAGCACAACAACTGCACGCGGAGCAGAGCAGTATGATGCTTTAGTTGAAGTCTCGCCTAATAGGATGACTAGTGCAGGAGAGAACGTTTGGATGACACGAGCAGAAGCGCAAAGACTAGAGCCTGCTGTAAGTCCTTTCTTAGATATAAAGAGGTGGGATCTCGCGGGAACCAAAACCTCTAAAGTCTTCGCACAGTTGCAGGGTACGTTTAAGGTTGGCAAGACTGTTTATAATCCTCTAGCACATATGAGAAATGCTTTAGGAGCAGCGCAAGCTTTCGTAGGTAGTGGCGCTTGGGTACGCACCAGAGAAGAGCTACTAGCTGTGTCTAAGATGTCTAAAGCAGAACGAGCACAGCTTATTGAGGATATGCAACGCACTGGTATTACCAGTACCTCAGTTGAGTTGGAACAAATACTAACTCGGCTGGGCAGGGATATAACAGAAGACCCTGGCATAATAGAGAAGGTAGGCACATTCGGTTTGGCGGGAACGAAGGTAGGTAAAGCCGCTATGAAGTTGTACCAAGGAACAGATAATGTAGCTAAGATGGCTACATATTTATCGGAGCTTGGTGCAGAGAAAGCGCTTTGGAAAACGCTGACAGACGAGCAGAAATTCATCAAGATTAAAGCTTTGAATCACGGGTTCGGAAGGGGCAAGCGGGGAGAAGGTGCAGGAGCACGAGTGACTCAAGGGAGAACGTTGCGACAAGAGGGGTTTCAAGATCAGTGGAACCAAGGGCGTTCCGGTAGTTTTACAGAAGCGCAGGCCATAGCAGAACTCGCGAGTCAGAAAACCTTAGATATTATGCCGGTATATAGTAGGGTGCCTTTAATTTTAGAGAAAATGGCAGCAGTCCCTGTTGTAGGTAACTTCTCTGCGTACCCAGCAGAGGTTTATAGAAACGCTTGGAATATTTTTCGGCTAGGCGCTAGAGAAATGGAAGAAGGTTACGCCTTGGGCAATAAGTCTTTAATTGCCAAAGGTGGTACGCGGATGGCTTCTGTGTATGGACTAGCGGCGGCTCCGTTTGTAGCGTCACATACTATGAATGCTCTGCAAGGGGACGAACAAAGAGTAGAAAGTCTTCGAGAATTTGTACCAGAGTGGGACAAATATGGAGCATTGATAATAACGAACTTCGACCCTAAAGCATACACGGTTGAGTACAGGACTTTAGATTATTCCAACCCTTACCAACCATTAACTTCTATTGTCGGGCCTGTTATGCAAGGTATCGCTGCTGGAGAATCAGCAGAGGATCTACTCAAGGAACACGGCCTCACGGCTGCGAAGTCTTTTGTGTCACCGTTTACTGACTCTAGCTTAGTGCTACAAGGCGCTCAAGCGCTTATTAATCTAGCAGAGGGGATGAGTGACGAGACATACGAATCTGCTAAAGATTTAAGAACACTTTACAGAAGTGCTTTGCCCGGTTTTGTTAAACAATCTGTGGACACTGTTCATGCGGCTGGGGGAATACCCGAGGCTATGGAAAGGATCCTGTATCCTAAAGCTTTTGGGGAACATAGACAACCTCCAAAAGATATATCGGAACTAGCGTCTATCTTAGAAGAACAAGGTTATAATGCCGGGGCGTTAAAGACACACAAAATCAACTTGAAAACGTCTTCTGGTTATGCACTACACCATTTGAACAGGAACGCAAACGTATATTGGAATAGCTTCTCCAATACATTAAGGGAAAGCTTGTCAGACCCGAACATAAAGCTTGACCCACAAAGTCTACTTCAAGATTATGAGGAAGCACTGCGAGTACAATACGCTGCTCAGCAAGGGGTGACAAAACTTTATATAGACTTAACGAATATCCTTGGGAAAGGTGCTGCTAGGAAGATCTTCTTTAACAGAGATTTAAGAGGGGTGACGCCTTCAAAGAAGGCTTTGTATTCTTTGACTTCGGACCAACCCCGAACTAGTTTAAAACGTTTGTCTCGTAACAAAGATTTTTGGAAAAGGGTGCAACGCTCGCCGGGGAAACCCAATATCAACGCTTGGAGAAAAGAGCTTGAAAGAGTTGAGAATAAATATGATCGTAAAAATGTTTTTGAAGACCCTATAGAATAATAAATAAAGAGAGGTGTTCTAACGATGGACTCTTTTATAAGAGCTTACGATAATATTATAGATGAGGAAACGCTACAAAAAATAATAAAAAGGTTTGACGAGATCAGTGAGGTGTCCTCCTTTAGTGGAGAGACCCAGTTTAAAACCTCTCTTGGAAGAAAAGACAAGTCGATAATGATTGAAGACCACTCACCAGAGCTAGCGGGTGAACTCCACGGCACTATTCAACCATACCTTGATGACTACTTGTCTTTGTTTCCCGGCGGGAAGGAGCTTAAACTCCAAGGTTATAACGTTAAGATGCAAAGAACAGAACCCGGAGGCGGCTATCACGTTTGGCACAGTGAGCAGCTTCAAGCGGAGCACGGGTCAGCTAGACGGTTAGTTTGGTCTTTGTACATGAATGACATAACGGAAGGGGGAGAAACGGAGTTCTTGAACCAAGCTATGCGTATACAGCCGGAAGCCGGTAGGTTGGCTATCTGGCCGGCAGCTTGGCCGTGGCAACACCGTGGTAATCCACCGCTACAAGGGGTTAAGTATATCTGCACGGGGTGGTGGTATGCGGTCCCTTCTACGTGAGGGGGTTTTGTTAATGCTGTTGTTGTTGCTTTTCGTAAAGGCCGCTGCTTTTGAGCTTCCTGTGCCTACAGTCTGTGCTCGTGTAGTAGAGTTTGTAGAGGTTTTGGTTCCTGAAAAGGACAGAGATAGTGTAATAGAACGGTGGAGAATGCTCTTAGGCGGTCTCTTAAAAAATGGTGTAATAACACACGCACAATACAAGGCTCTTAAAGCAGAGATATTGAAGGCTAGGGAACTTGTTATGCGCCTAGAGGCCAAGGGCCACAAAGGCGACGTTGTGGTAGGTTTAGCGAATTTACACTGCTCTATTTAAACGGAGATGCTGATGATTCTTTATACTGAAGAGCAACTTCAAGTGTTGTTTGGTATTTATGCCAAGCACCAAAGTAAAGCTGGGTTAGGCTTTATGAGGTTAGAGGATTTTAGGGGACTTTTTGAAGAGCAGCAGGCGTTCATCTTGGGCGCTATTGACGTAAACGAAGCTGCGGAAGACGCTTTTTGACATGATTATCTTCGCAGATGCTGCAGCTTTAAAAGTGAAAGAAATTTTAGAACTAGATCCAGATTATAATAGTGAGATGGACACTAATTTAAATCTACGTGTTCTAATCTCGGGCGGAGGATGCTCTGGGTTTAAATATGGTTTCTCTTTGGATGAAAAGAAAGAGGATGACGATGTGGTAGTGGAAAATCAAGGTGTTAAACTTGTAGTAGACCCTATCAGTGCTATGTATCTCGATGGGGCTAAAATTGATTATATCGAAAGCTTTGAATCGAGCCACTTTGAAATTAGAAATCCAAACGTAACCTCAACATGTGGTTGCGGCAGTTCGTTTGCAGTCTAAAGGAAAGGAGTAAACTATGAAGAAATGGTACAAAAGTAAAACAGTCTGGGGAAACGGTTTAGCCGTCCTCGCAGTGATCCTTGAAGGTGCTGGCGTTACTAATATGCTGACTCCAGAAGTACAAGCGGAGGCGCTCGTGGCGGTCATGGGTATCGTAAACCTAGTACTAAGGTTTGTCACGAACGAGCCTGTATCAATCTAACTTTGGTTGTAGCTACTGTCCTAGCGGCAGTGGTGGGCGCAGTTTGGGTAGGGCGTCGGTGGGAACGTACAGCCACTCAAGCAGAGACCGATCGTCAAAGACGGAGTATTCAACAAATTGTTGAGCAAGTGCGTAAGGATGTCGCTGAGTACGATGCTACTGAGCTTAACGACGGGCTGCGCGATCCTACCAGAACTCGCACTGGGAGGCGTTAATGCCGCCTCTGCCTTTTGGTCCTACCGTGCTGCGTCTGCTGACAAAGTCCAAGTACTTACTAAAGATTGTGAATTCTCTAAAGCTATATACCTCACAGAGGAAAGCATCTCAAACATTACTGTAGAAGATAAACGGAAAATAGTGCAGCATAACAAAACGGTAGCCGCTGTTTGCGGCGAAGCAGACTAGTTAAAGTCATAAGTAAGTAAGTACCCACCTCTCATTCACCCGCTTCGGCGGGTGCTTTTTATACTCACTACCCTTACAACTCGCAGTTATCAGCACTGCAGGCTAGTTCTGGCTGTACAGAGGTGTTGTCCGCATCCTCGTAGTCAGCTAACCTATCCCAATCAAGCGCTACTGGCATCGTTTGGGTTAACGAGAGATACATCTCCTTACTGATCTCTTCATAAGGCGCTTGCTGGTACGTGTGCCCACTCTTGGGTAAGAAGGCTATCCCACTCATACTGTCGAAGTTATCCCACACGTAGTTACACACGTTCAAAAACTCATCCTCTCCGTAGTAGATAGTGACAGAAGGTTTATGCTCAGTGTAGTGGTCATTGTATAGCTGCCAAGTCTCAAGTTGGCTTACCGCCCCAACATCACCGACAAAAAGACCTTTATCAGGTGCTTTAGTAGGGAAAGAAAACACCACGTTCTCGTTATTTAACTGGTCCGCCTCCCAAGGAACACCAGCGTCTTGTAAAAATGCTGTCAAAGGGTCTTTTGTGTCGCTTCGTACTCTACGCACATAGTAGGGAGCGTAGCGTGGGTGGATACCTGATGCAGTATCACAAAGTTGGGACACTGTGCCGCTTGGTTTAACACAAGTGATAGCGGCTGCTTGGTTTATACCCAAAGCTTCAGAGTACACCGCATTATACTGGACTGAAGTTTCCTTCAATAGCTCTAGCCCTTTAACAAGTTCATCTTTTCTAACGATTGATAGCTTATGTCCACTAAGCAAGGGGTGGTCGCAACACCCTGTCAACGATACTCCAAGGAGTGCCTCCTCTTCGCAGTTAGTCTTCCACCGCTTAGAGATAAATTTGAAGTCTGTGAGGGAGGCTTGGAGGGTGCCGATAAAGGTAGCATATTTAATCTTCTCTACTAAGTCCTCCCAAGTGTCTTTTGGTCTAACAATAACTTCAGTGAGATTGCAGAACTGCGCTGGTCTCAAGAGGATTTCAGAGCAGGGGTTGCACCCCCACTCGTGGTCCTCGTCGCGTCGGTGGTTTGCATATTTTGCCCTAGCTGCTTCTCGATTGAAGATCCCACGCTCTCCACTGTGGTCTCTGTAAAGTGAAACCATTTCTGACATAAAACTATCTACATCAGGCTTGCAGGTATAGGCAACAGAATTATTTGCCAGTCTTCGATGTGGTGTCCCACCGTCCTCTATAGCATTCCACCACTGCCCTGATTTTGCACCTCGAAGGCGGTCATCAGTTAAATTACTAAGTGAGATGAGCGCGCTGCGCCGCACGCCTCCAACAACAACGATGTCAGCAATCTTGCACACAACATCATGTACCTCTAACGTTGTGAGTTGTCTGTCCGCAGCATTCTTGAAAGTCTCGACGGTATACTGGAACAACTCATTCAACGGGGCGGGTCCAGAAGCTCTGCCACCAAAGGTTTTGAGTCTACTCCCCGCGGGTCTAATTTTACTTAAATCCCAAGAGGGGACCAAACCCCCATACAAAAGGGCTACTAGCTCCTTGTATGCAGCCGCCCACCCTAGTTTACTGTCGCTTACTGTGATAACTATAGCAGTGTCTACAAACTCGCTAGGGAGCTTTGGGAGCTTGTTAACGTAAGCCCGCTCTACTGAAAAGCCAACCCCTGTACCACACATTAAGACATAAACAATTTCAGAGAAGACTTTCGGATCATCAATAGGTACGTAGGCACAGTTGTACCCTGCCACATTGTGGTCCTCTAACGCTTTACCTGCAGACATCATAACCCTCATAGAGGGCATCACATCCATTCTGCGTATAGCCTCTAAAGAGAGTTTAAGTTGATTCTTTAGCTCAGGTTGCGCTACTTCGGACGCCGAGTTTGAGATACGCTTATCCCAAAACGCCCCTACTCTGTCTACAGTCTCGTCCCAAGTCTCTCTACGCCCTAAGTCTTCTCGATATCTGGCGTATCTGGATTTGTGAATATACTCTTGATACAAGTTCATTCAAGTTCCTCGTAAAGTTTCTTTAAGAGGTTGTAAGTAATCTTAAAGTTTTTTGTGTCTATGTCTCTGCCCAAACGTGTGACCACGTAGTGGGAACCCTCGATAACGCTAGTCGCTAGGAACAGGGTGTTCTTCTTGGTCGCGGAAACGTTGTCTTTTTTCTTTTTCTCTGTCGTATTTCTTGATGTCCGGGACGACTCTTTGCCGGTACTTCGGGGTTCTGACTTCTTTCGCGTAAGGGTCACGTCGCTTCCTCCTCTCCGCTTTCATTTCCGTTCTCCCACAAGTCAAATCTGGCTTGTTTCTCTACTACCTCCTCCAAGAAAGCATACAGCAGGCTCTCGGAAGTTATGTCTAGAATCTCCACGATAAAGTCTGGATCGTACCTGTCCGCGATACGTTCTACAAGCTCTTCAACGGTTAAAGTCACCCATACTCCTTCAGAAGATAGGACATACTCACCTCCATCAAGTCGTAATCTCCCTGCTTGACTTCGTGCTTCATAAGTATGCCACTCCAAGATTGCAAGTTTTTCTGCGGCCCAAGGTAGGGGTGGTAATCTTGATAAAACCGTCCACACACTAGTCCACGCCGTCTTTGCCCATTGCATGTATAAATTTCCCCTGTTTGCTTTTGTTGTTGGTGGCCCATTGTAAAGCTGTGCCCTAAACTCTTTAACTTGCTCTCTATTGTGCCTCCAATCGGGTTAGACATCAAACTACTTGGGTTAACAAAGTAATGGCTGTAACATATTCCGTTTAGTTGGATGACGTTCAAAAATGGGTGTGTCTTTACCTCAAGCGCATCAAGGGGGGAAAGAATTAACTCCTCAAGAGAAAGATACTTCCCTAGCATCCTCGTCGCAGCAGTATCTGCTGCTCTGGTAATGCGGTCCTCGTGATTCCCAACACAGTAGTGTATCTCTGGGTCATAGCTTCTAGTGCGTACAGCGGTAAGGAATGTTTTCATAGCGTCCCAACCCACAGTTAGGTCTGCGTGTACGTCCTTTGTCTCCCACCCTTTATCTCCCGGCCTATCATAACTAGACAAAGATGGCATGTCCCACCAATCACCTATGATAATGATTTTATCCGGTTTGTGTTTTCTAAGGTACTTGCCTGCAGCAATCAAGTGTCCTGTCTTACTACCAGGATAAATTTGTGTGTCTGGAATCATCGCGTGTTTCATATATTAAGCTCTGTAGCCGTATCTTTCTTTGTTAACTGTGTTTGTTTTAAGAATTGGTAGGGGGAGGCTTCTATCCCCGCGTGGAGGCGTTCTTTATAACCTTCATACCACTCTGTATACCTTTGTGCGCTTGGAAAATACAGCCAACTAGGAACAGAATATTGATAAATTAAAACCCTGTTATATCCCCAGTGTATTTCGTACTCTACGTTGTGGTTATTTAATACCTTAGTCAGACCACTCAAGCAGTTACCAAAGGGAACCCTTTTCCACTTAGCAACCATAACTCACCGTAACCACTCCTTTGGAAGCTCAACACCTGTTGCACACGTTATTCCTTGAGTCTGGCACCATCCGGTATACGTTTGGCGGTGTTTCTTCGTAAGCCAATTGTCATACATGAAAAGCATCCTAAAATTTTCCAACGTAAGTTCATTATCGCTGCTCAACACAGCTAACGTCTTGGTCCTACCTGACCCCGGCCATCTCCCCTTAGCCTCCACCCAAAGCCTTTGCTCAGGGAGCCAAAAGTCGGGAAGGTACACTGCGCGTCTACCGACATAAGAGGAAGCACAAGAGAAGCAAGTGCCTTGGTGGACAGGGTGCAGATACTTAATTTTCTTTGGTTCGTACTCAAAAGCAACACCAGATTTCTCCAACCAAGCAGCTATATTAAACTCAAATCTAGACCTGTAAGGCTGTATGCTCGACTTTGTGTGGGCATTTGTCTGGGATTTTACGCCATATCCATAAGAGGTCGCAGTTTTTGTTGTATTCCTTTTCCCAGCCATCACCGTGGTCCCTTTGATAGTATTTTGTGACAATCTTTTTTGCTTTCTCGTCGGGTGTTTTAGCAGGTATATACTGTCGAGACTTGACCTTTCCCACACCAGCAATACCTTTTATGTTGTCAACGGAGTCTCCCTCCAGCATTTGTCGCCAAAAGACTAAGGTAGCCTCCTCTTTAGAAATCTCTATTAACTCTTGTTTAACAAGATTGTAGTGCAACCCCGGTAGCTGCGCTAGGTCTTTGTCAACAGACACTATCACCGGCACCAAACCTTTACGAATAGCGTCTGTTTGGGCGTGACCAAAGAAGTCATCCGCCTCGCACCCTTGCGAGAGGTAACCCTCGTGGTTCTTCACCAGATAGTCTATTAACCCTTGGAGGTGACTAGGTTTATGTTTTGGGTCTCGGTTAGCTTTATACTCAGGGTCAACTTTATATCTGAAGTTAGGCTTTTGGTCGTTACCTGACAGGAACGTCACATAATCACTAACAGGAACACCCCGCGCCTCCCTTAAATATTCTAAAGACCCGTCAATAAGGGACTTAGCGTTTTGTAATGCATGCTCAAGCGGTTCAAGGTTTCGTTGGTAGTCTACATACGCTTTGTCTACCTCTTGCAAAGCCTCTTTCTTTGTCCCAAAAAAAGAACCCCCCTCCTTTGGGGGGTTACGTATATCAAAGTAAACCCGCTTCTCTGCAGCGAAGCCTGCGCGGTAGGCTATAATGTCACCGTCAAACAAGGCTATTGTGTTTGCCACAGGTCTTTACCTCTCTTAGCCGAGCGCGGTTTCTTTAACAAGACCGACAGCCGCCTCTTTCCAATCCGCGACTGTTGGTTCTCCCTTCTCTAGTGCGGGTGCTGCCTCAAGCTCCGCGTCTGCTTCTCCTGAAGTCCAAGCCACAAACGCTGTAGCGGTGGCAAGTACAGCCTCTACCGTACAGTCACTGTTGGGATTGTTCGCCGTAAAATTAACAGCGTTAGTCAGTGAGTTTTGACGGAGGATCAACCACTCTCTTGACAAGCTAGGTGCTGGTGTACCAGAACTGGCAGACGCAGCGGCTGTTTTACCAAGAACCACGACATTGCCTTTAATGTTATTAAACACCCTACCGTTCTTCTCTACACTGTCATAAGAGAACTGTACTGTGTCACCCAAACCTGCTCCTTGAAGTTGGTCCGTCGCGTAGGCTCCAAACCACATTTCATCCCGTTCAGCTAATATAAAGGATTTCTGGTTGGCTCCCACTCTTACTATGCTGCCACTAAGTGCTTCTTTCATAACATTTGCCCTCGTTAAGATTAAATTAAGTTACCTATTACAGTATAGCAGTCTGCAAAAGCCTGTCAACTGTTTCCTTTGATTTCAGCTAAAGTTTTTCCCGAGGCGCAATCCACAGGGAAGGCTATCGGGGAGCACACACCAAACACTTGTTGTAAAACCGTAGGTACGCTCTCTAAAAGCTCCAGTATTTGCCCCGAGTAACTCATTTCGGTTTCTGGTATCTCAACCAAGACAGAATCGTGAACCGTGTTGATTAATTTAACTGGGGTTTGCCACAAGTAGTCAGACAACCTGTTCAACATCAGCATTAAGATGTCGGATGCCGCGCCTTGGATCGGATAGTTTTTAATTTTCGTATAAGATAAACGCGGAGTGCTATCTTTCCAAGAGGGTTTATTATCCTCCTCAGTAAGGGTTGTGTAATGGCTTAAAGTCTGCCCACCGGGCTTCCTCCAAATCGTAGGGATGTTACCCCGCATGACCGAGCACCCATCTCGCATATCTCCAGCATATTCTAATGTGCTGTGAGCCTCATCACGGACCCCCTCCTGCCACGAACGTATCTGAGGGTATCGCTGGTAGTAGTTTTCTATGAAGTCCTCTGCTAGAGCCTTAGAAACGTCCCAGAAGCGTGATATTCCGTTGGCTCCAGCCCCATACTGTAGTTGGAAAGAAAAGCCTTTTGCCATTCGGCGTTCTTTCGGCGTTATATCACCTTCAGGTTTGTTGAATATCTGGCTGGCAAAATAGGTGTGCATATCAATACCAGCGTTAATATCGTTGATGAGTTGCTTGTCTTTGCTGGCGAGGGCTAATACCCTCACCTCTAGCTGCTTGTAGTCAAACTCCGCTAAAACATGCTCTGGTCGGGCTGTGAAGTACTCTAAAATCATCTCATTTGTCCTTACTTGTGATGTTTTGCATGTTGGGCTTGGAGGAACTGAGTCTACCTGTTTGCGTGACGCAGTGGTTGTACGCTGGGTGGATCGTCCCTTCGTTTGCAAAGTTTATATATGGTTTATAGTAAGTTGTGATCGTCTTTGCTTTGTTCCGCAATTCTAAGATGTCCGCGGCGAAAGCTCCGGCGATAGCTTTGTCGTATTTAACAAGATTTTGTAGCGTCTGTGCGCTGGACTTCATATCCCAGCCTTTTCTTTTGAAAAGCTCTTGTGCCAAGTTGGTTACCATAGGGTTTACTATCCCTACTTTCGTTGTCTTCTTAGTCTTCACTTGCCCCACTTTTGCGCCTGATTTGAATCGCACAGCCTCACCATCTTCGTTCAAAACTTCCTGGTCATAAGGGATTTTAACTTCCCCGCCCCACAACAAAGTCTCAATCTGCGTTGGGCTGTTTGGGTTGAAGTCTGTTCCTGCTCCTTGAGGCCAGCAATGTTCCCAATTAGTTTTGAAGGCACTCTCAAGCACCTGTAGCTCAGCCTCTAGTTTGGCCTTCTCGCTTGCTGCTCCAAGCACATTGAAACTTATCCCAACGGTAGACATCTCGGAGGTTGCCTTGATCCCTCGCATCAGTTCTAAAACATACCGAGTCCATAGCTCCCCTTGCTCCTTTGCATACAGGTGTTGGTTGTAGAAGATTTCTGCGGTTACGCGCACATCAGCTTCAAGATACTCGTAAAGCAGTTGCTTATCTATTTGGTCTGCTCCTATACCAAGCTTGAACCTCTCCTTAATCTCGTCGTCCTTCTTGAAAGGTATACCCCAAAACTGTGCTACGCGGACTAACGAGGGGTTTGGGTCCGCTTTACCTGTTTGTATGTGGTGGAATTTCATAGTGTCCCACAAAGGACGGGGTTTGAAGGCTTCACGGTCACTTGTTTTAAGCAAGTACATCAGGTCAAAACTTAAATTATGCCCTACAAGCACAGCGTCTGGTAGTTCCTCAAACAATTCAAACAACCTTGTTACGGACGATTGTAGGTATACGTGTGGGTCTCCCGCTACTTGAAAGCCGTAAGCCACTGCCCTGTTGGTGGGCCAAGTTGGAGTTGCCCCAAAGTGCGGGGCAGGTGCGTTGATAGTTGTTTCCAAATCAAGAATGATAGCATTGTGTTGGTTAAGCATGATTGTTCCCGAGCAGTGATATTAGTTGCGCTCGCTCCTTATCTATTTTGATAGCACAACCGGCACTTCGGAAGTCGTTGTGCGCGTAGCTTAACTTATTCTTTGGTGCTCGTAGGAAGCGCATCTCAGCACCCTCATCACTACTTTGTCCTATTGTTAGGATAGCGTCCGCCTCACCTTGGACAGAAGTTTTGCTGCCATACAGGCTCCCCATTAGCGGGTATTTTGTGTCGTCCGCCGTACCGTCAAGTTGAGAAGCACCTATGATCGGACCAAATCTTTTAGCAAGGTCACGCACGTACTGTGCAAGTTTAGCGTAACGGTCTATCCCCGTCCCGTACTGTTTCTCAAACCCCCCAACTTTCCAAATTTGATCAATAATAATAATCTTGGGGCTGCACGCTTCAATCGCAGCTTCAATGTCGTGAACCGTCATACTGGTGTTGTCCATAACTTGTATCTTACCAACCCCAACTTTCTTCTCGAACTCCTCAACACTTTTGTTTAAGTCGTTCATCACCTCTTCACGGGTCCAATTTAACGCTGCTTGAGTTTGCCTAAGTCTGATCCTTGAACCTGCCTCTTCGTTGTTGCACCACAGCACACACTCCCCTTCTGGTAGTTGACTAGCAAAATGCACTGCTTGTGTCGCAAGGAAAGTAGTTTTACCACCGTCAGGCCGTGCGGCCACGATAATTAAATCACCTTTGGATATCGGACCAAGAATGAGTTGAAGTTCTGATATTGACCAGTTGTATTTGGGCGCGTCGCGTAAATCTTTAAGTTGCTCAAGTAGTTCTGAATTTGATAGTGATAAGTTCTCCAAGTCCCAAGCAACGCCATTAACTTCAAGATTGTACTCTTTGATTTGTTCCTTAACGTCCTGCATGTCTGCTTTGCCTAAAACAACGTTGTAAGCTGTTTCTGAAATCTGGTTAGCCCAATAACGGGTTGACAGATTCTGCATGACGGCACCTTCCGTTACAGCGCCTGAAGCGTGAAGCTTGTCGCAAAGCGCATCAACCAAAGCTACTCTGTCTTCGTTCATTGAAGGGTGCTTCAAGGTGATAACCCAAGCTTTAAATTCAATCCAATCCACGTCCTCTTTACCAAGCTCGTTGAAGTAGTTGTTTAAGTCTTTGTAGATAAATCTTATATCTTCACTTAATCTCTCTTCTCTTATAAGAGAAGAGTATCTTTTATATCTAGATAGATTAGATAGTAGTAGTAGTATATCAGTCTCCACTGATGATCTCCTTAATTTCAGAATCGTTCGTTAAGTGCTTTGGCTCAACTTTCAGCAAAACTATATCACAAGTTACAAGCGGTGCTAACCGATCATATAGCTGTTTAGCTTTACGAACAACTACCTCAGAATCGTTGTCCAGCCAAACAACAACCTTCCCGCCCGTTTCTTTATACCAGTTTGTAACTTGCTTAAAGTTTTCTGTAGATAAATTTGTGCCCATCAAGGGCAATGCAGAGCCGAGTCTGCTGCAGCGCACTGCACTCAAATAATCTTCTGTGAGAATTAAAATCTGCGGGTTCGTTTTAATTGTAAATGGAGCTTGACTTTTAGAACCAAGCAGAATCCACTTAGGTAGCTTCTCGTCAAACGTCCGTAAAGCTAGTCCAGTAATTTCAGACGGGAACGCAGACCGCGTTGTGTTGTCATTACGCAACGGTATAACGGGCATCTTACCGTCTAGTAATTTAACTCCTAAGTCCTTGTATTCACTGATGTTAAGTCCTGCTAAAAACCACCACTTCCGAATGTCAAGTGGTATTTTACCAAAGTCAGGTGTGTGCCACCTGTTTGATGTGTACCACTCATCAAGTACCGGTACATCCCAAGCTTTAAATGGGTCTGTTACTTGCTGTTTTGGTTTAAGTTTGAGTGCTCGCCGGTCACACGCCTGTGGAGTGTAAACACCACGTCCACCACAGTGGAAACAGTAGCCCACAACCTTGCCATCTTCTGTACGTGTTAAATAAAGCCTGTCATTATGCCGCCCGTCTTTGCAGTGGTGTAATTTAACCGTCCCTTCACCTGGGAAGTCATCCGCATACTGTTCAAGATTAATCCAAGTTGTCATCTTGACCTGCTCCCAAAAGGTAACCATCGTCAAAAACTAGCTCATCGGTGGTTGGCGGCAAATATACCAACTCCCTACAAACTCTGCACAAATCTTCCAGCCGCTTACCCGCCTTATTCCACCCGACACGCTCGATTTTTATGTCACAAGCTTTGCACCTCATTGCATTGTCCCTTCGTAGCTATCAGCCCAGCTACAAAGTGAACGCAACGTGCTTAAAGCCTCGTGAATGCGGTGCATATGCACCAAGTCCTCCGGACCAGAATACCGCTGATGATCCTCTCCCAGTACTGCAGTACGAATTAACTCCTCCTCTAGGCACTCAAGACACTCTGAATAATTTTCCAGGTCTGTTTTAATCACCACTGTTATTGGCTTTGCGCGTCTGTTCATAGCCGTTATACTCCCGCTCTTGATACTCTTGCGCCTCTTGATTGCGAGCATCAAGCCAAGCTTGGTAGTCGGGGTCATCCTGCAATAGTGCCCGTTCCCAATCCCGCCTAGCGGCACTCACACTTCCGACTCTATATCGATTAACTTTTGGAGATAGTGTCGTGCTTTTCGGAGGTCTTCAACGCCACCTCCGGACGGTTCCCGCCATCGCGTTATATACTTAATGACGTTACCCTCACAAAACTGCATATTATGTGAGGTGATATAAGTCCAGGGTTGTATAGCTGAGCACTTGGCTCGGTAATGCTTAGGTCCGTAGTGGTCTGCTTTCATATTCATTCTAATACCTCTTTTATGAGTTAAAGAAATCGTGGCTCACTTTGACAATCCAACAGATTACCAAAATGGTTGGAACACTAATAATTAGTTCACCGAGCATATGCCGAAAACCTTATCCTGGCAGTTTTGGCACAAACCTGAGATGGTGTACTCGCGACGGCTGATCTCATCCCGAAAAGTATCCACTTCGCCGGGGGCAAACAACTCCGCTTTATTAGATACCGTGACACTGCAAAAGACACACGTATCACTAACAATGCTTGAACGTCGGTCGAGACCGGTAGCTGCGGTCAGAAAAGCTTCTAAAGAGTCCGCCTTTTGTGTAGGTGTTGCCATGTCGTTAACTCCAAAAGTAAAGAGGTTAAGTGTATCACAAAACACTTGACAGTTGTACAAAAAAATGAAAACCTGTGGTCTGTTGCTGACTTTCAGAGGGGAGATATGTTATGACTAAGGAACAATCAGATAGGGTGTCCATCATAAAAGGGCACCAACGCGATGGTGGATACCTTTACGAGCACGTCAGGATGGATATAGATTTCTTGTTGAGTCAGATTAAGAGGTCTGAAGCTGAAGTCGAAAAGCTCAAAGGTGAGCGCGACAAGTACCGGGAGGCAGTGGACCTAATGGAAACCTATCGTTAATTTTAAGGGCCGTCCTTGGCCCGGTTGAGTGGTTATTGACTGTAACGGGCAAAGCTGGCGCGTTGCAGGCGGTTTAGCCGCGACAGTAGACTTCGGTCAATGTGCTGCGGCTGAACATCAGGCACCGCCGCATCGACCATCTTAACGTTGAACCCGTCAACTGCTAACACGCGAAACACTGCGGCATCAGCGCGGCGGTTGCACACTACTAGATCTTGCGGTCGTAAATCTTGCATAGCCTCTACCTTTATCTGAGTGATTAAAATCCCCAGTATTTTCCCAGGGTAGGGTCATTATAACAAATTGTGATGAGACTGTCTAATGACTTTTTAGTCTAAATTATGGGGTTTTTATAACTTTTCGGTATAATGAGCTTATGGAATACGTGCTAGTTACCCCCTTCCAACTCAAACCAATTACTGGGCCTTTTATTAAAACCGCCTGGGTCAGGTCTCCGCTCGCCACCCTAAAATTGTGGCAGCATCGTTGATTTGGTCGGCATAATTTCCCCGCCCAGTGTAACATTTTGGGTTGCTTGGATTTGCTTGAACGGCGGCATTACAATCGGCAATAATATACCGCAAGGAATCATCTGGTAACTGCCAGAAATGGGTGTTCTCAAGGTGTGCTGGTTTAGTTCTCATTTTATACTCCGCTGTAGGTAGTAACTAGTAGATTGTGCGGTCACCGTACTACTTAGAATTAAGTAATGACAGATATTTATTATTTATCACATATAGGGGGTTGCAACCCATATAAAAGTGTAATACAGTTCGTTTTCACTTTAACTATTACCGGAGATTAAGTCATGTATTCAGGCAATTTACTGTACAACTCAGCAACCGACGTACCCATGACCCGTTCAGACCTCAGCACTTTGCGGACACCGGATCCACTAGGTGCTCGGCACGCGCCTTACCCCTTTGCTTCATTTGCAGATGACACGGTAGCGGCGATAAAAGACGCGGGTTACTTGGTAGATGACGAACATTTTGTTGTTACGAAGGACGGCAACCGGCTTTTCGGCCTACTCAAGGTGGTGCCGAATTTCAAGACGCTGCACAACGCCCCACCATTTGCTCTAGCGGAGCACTTAAAACATGACATGCTAGTTGGCTTGCGCGGCGCACATGATCAACGCATTAGTCGCGGGCTGCTAATCGGCAGTAAAGTACTTGTCTGTAGTAACCTATGCTTCCACGGTGACCTAGGCAACTGGAAGTCTAAGCAAACTACCAACATCGCTGACCGGCTACCCGCGTTAATAGGTCAGGCGGTTACCGGGTTAAATAACGCTCGCAAAACTTTGGGCGAGTCCTTTATGCGCTTGAATGAGACACCCCTGGACCGTTCTCACGGTGATAAAATACTGGCAAACGTGTACCGCAACAAAGGGTTGTCTGCGTCGCAATTAGGTCGCGCACTTGATGAATGGGGAACGTCTAGCGTAGGCGAGCACACCGCAGGCGGTCGCAATGCTTGGTGGCTGTTGAACGCGGCAACGGAAGCCCTGAAACCCACAGGATCCAACGTGTCTCACATTGATACCGAGTACCGCTCCAAGATTGTATATAACAGTATCAAGACAGCTATAGCAGCGTAGAGAACACAAGCACCACCTTTCGGCACCCTTCGGGGTGCTTTTCTTTGCCTAAAATTCAAGAGAGACCGCGCAGAATGCGCTGTATACGACGATCTAAGGGTAAGGTATAGCAGGGGCAGAAAAAAAAGGGCGCTACAGCGCCCTAGTTTGGAAGGTGTTGGAAGGTTATCTAGTGCTTGTGGTACGACACGTTAGCAACGTCCTTAGACCAACATGCGCGACACGCGCCACATTGATTACCTTGGGATTGTGCGGGGCAGGCGTGCCCTAGTGGAGCGTTAACCTTGTGCACTGTGCTCGTGTTCTCAAAACCTCGTGGCGGGTTGCCGTCAACCATAGCAGCGCTGGCACGTATTACCAGATTATCGGCGAGTTGACCAAACCGTTTACCGAAACCTCGTGCCACTTTAACCTCACGAGTAGGTAACCAAAACCGGACACTAGGCGTGGCTAGTGCAATGTCATTAATCAGGATCAACACTTCCAAGCTCGCTAGGTCTCCCGCATCGAACCAACGATGATACGGTTCGCCGGTCTTCTCAACTGCGCGTAGTATTTGGTCGCGCATCCCTAGAATGAAGGCTTCCCGATCCGCCCCCTTAAGCAGTGAAGCTTCGATCAACGCTTGTTCGTTGCGTTCGTAGCCTAGTGCAACACTAGGGCGCATTTTAGCGATGCGTCGTGCGTAGCACTGGGAACACGTACTTCCCGGCACTACCGCAAGCTTGGCACCTACCGCACACGCGAACGGGTCAGTAGCAAACGATGACCCGGGCATTTTGCTATTCTTAATTGATATCGACCGGCCGAGCGTTGCCCTAACAGCGGCGGCATTAGATACAAATTCAAATTTTGACATAATTACGTATCCTTTCAATAGGTTAAAACATACGCCCACGATAGGACGTAGAGTGCGATTAATATAGCGTGCTCAATATGCATGGTATGTGGTCCCTTGTGTTCGTTTAGTCTCATCAGTACGGGCAATACCCGCAGACGCGCCACACGGCGCGTTTCGACTTAGCTACCGATCACAGCTATCCCAGCTTGCGCGTATGCGCCACAGTTGCCATGCGTTGAGCCTACCGTAACCGCGGGTTGGAACCGCCCACTAGATAGCGCGATAATGAACCACCGGTGATCGTCTAGAGTCTCGCCGAGAACTTTCGACAATCTAGCGACTGCATTCTTGCGGGTCGCGTAACCTTTAGGTTTATCAATGATGTTCATTCTATGTGCTCCTCACCAAGTGGCACGTTGTGCGGATAGACGATCGTCCCAGTGCTTCGCTTGTTCTGCCGTGGCCGGTTCGCCAGCGTGCAGTCTGCCGTAGCAACCACAGTTCATCGTGGCCGGGTGATTACATGGGTCAACTTTGCCGTCGACGATGTAGCATTGATTATCGTAGTCGTAATATGTTGGTGTAGTCATATTGTGATCCTCGTTTTATCGTTATCAATTAGGGAGATTTTCGTTATACAGCAGTATATATATCGTGTCAAAGGTTTATAGCATTTCTCATGACCGCGTATATCGCCGCTTTTAACAGTGCGTTTTAGCGGGACATGCACTGCTGTAAGGTCGGTTTAAACGATGCCAAAACCGATCACGTGTCCCATTTCTGCATCCTGTTTTTCGATGCCGTTTTGGGAGGTCTAAATTTTGAAAGCTTTGATCTGGGCATTCTGACGGGGGTATGACGTAGTACCTACCCGCACTTTCCTTTCCTGACTCCTGAATCCGTTACGAATATGATCCGTTACGATCTGCCAGATGTGATCCGCCCGGTGATTGCTACAGGTTACTTGTGGATAACTATGCACAACTTGACAACTGGTTAATTATTGACCAGTCTATGCTAGCCTGTGGATAACTCTGTGGATGAAATGTGGATAACTCCTGAGATGCCCCACTATCCCATTAAAACCGTGAAGGGGCGGGGGGTCGTGGATCAATGCTGGAAATATATGATGATACACCCCTAGTACATCAGAGCAAAAAGGGGAAAAAGAATTACACAATTATCTAAATAAAAACAAGCTAACTATTCGGGGAATAGTATG